GGGATCAGTAGAGCCATCGGCAATAGTAGTAGTATGCGTATCAGCATTGGTGGTAATAGCCTCCGTACCAAAGGAAAAAGCTTCACCTATCAACTCAAGGTTGGTGTTTGTGGTCGTGCCCCAAGTGCCGGAGCCTTCCCCGGTGGCCAATTCGGACAAGCGGAGGTCGTTGACGTAAGTTACCATTTAATCACCTGTTTATGCGGCATCACGGCCAGCTTTAATTTCTTCGTATCCTGCGGACTGGCTGGTATCAATAGCCGAGTAGCTCGCAGATTGTGTTGTGCTGACTGGATTGTAGGACGGGTCTTGGTTGGTGTCTATCTCGCCCCATACCAGAATATCACCGACACTTGCAACCATTGACAAGCCAGTAAGCTGAACAATTGCGCCTGCAACCGTAGTTGCGTCACCAATGGCCGAGTTAATCTGCTGGCCGTCAACACGGACGAAATTAATCGTCTTGATCGTAGCTGTCCCTACGCCTGCCGTAATCGCTTGACCCGTGAGCGTGACGTTAGCTTCTGCATCGGTGGTCGGCGCACCAAGGCCAGACGTGATCGACTGCCCCGTGAGCTGCACGATAGCGCCTGCAACCACCTGTATCGATCCAAGGCTTGAAGTAATCGCTTGGCCAGTGGGCGTAACATTCGCTTCCGCGTCTACGGTAAGAGCGCCAAAGCCTGACGTGATTGCCTGACCCGTGGGTGTGACGTTTGCTTCAGCATCGACAGTGACCGCGCCGATTCCAGATGTTATGGCAAGGCCAGTAAGGGTGAGATTTGCCTCAGCGTCAACCGTCAGAGCGCCCACACCAGCAGTCGCCTGCTGTCCCGTAGGCGTTACATCAATCGATAGCGGGGTTCCCCAAGCGCCCTGCCCCCATGTGCCGCGACCCCAACCTTCCTGAGACATCAGTCAGTCAGCTTTTCTTTGGCATCTTTCAGGCGCTGGACAGCCGTGTGCATGATGTCGCGCACCGCATTCGTCATGAAATCTGTCGCAAGCGAAGCCTCCATCGTCTCGATGGCCTCTTCAATATCGTCTAAAGCCGTCATAATGACCTCCAATCAAGACAACATAATACGGCCTATGCCGCGTTAGGGACACCCTGAAATTTTCGGTTCAATATGCGCTGCACCTTGGAATGCGTGAGCGGAGGTATGTTGTGCATACTGTTGACCTGCTTAGCAATCTTGCGAGGGCCAAAGCCGCGCTTATGCAGCTTGTAGATCGTCTTCAGCACCACCTGCTCTTCAGGCACCTCAACCAGCTTCTTGCGGGTCTTACTGCCCGTCTTCACCTCTTCATGCCTAAAGCCATACGGCGCAGATCCGCCGATTGCGTAGCCGCGAGACGCCCAATCGAGCTTACCTGCGGCAAATCGATCCTTGATGGTCGCGTGTTCAATCTCGGCAACCGCTGATAAAACCATCAGCATGATCTGGTTGGCCATCGAGTTCATATCGAATTTAGCGTCCAAACCCTTCGATCTGCCTGCGTCTGGGTAAACAATCGGCATCTCACCGAACTGCTCGCAGAAGTACAGCGTGATCCCAATGTCTTGAAGCACTGGAATCAGACCAAGAAGGTCAGAGCTGGATCGGCTCAATCGGTCAAGCCGAGTGCAGATCACCACGTCATGGCGGTCAATTACGTCAGTCATATCGCGGCTGGCGGGTCGATCTAGCACCGCATGGGTGCCAGAGATGCCTTCGTCTGCGAAAAACTCAGTCACCTCACGGTTGTACTTCTCGCGCACGAACTCACTGATCTGCTGCTTCTGCGTCTCCAACGAGATGCCAGACTTGACCTGCTCGTCTGTGGATACGCGGACGTAGCCATAGATGTTGTTGATTTGCTTGAGTGGGTTGCCGCTCATTTCACACCGCCTTTGTAACCGTAATCGGCCATTTCTTGATGCAGTCGTTGCCAGTTTATGTCCAGCGGCATGTTATCGGTGCTGCGGTCAGCGAACATCACCTGACCGTCTTTGACCAGCTCCACGCCATACACCGCCTTGGGCATCCCATCGTACACGATGTCGATGTTGTGCTTCAGGCAAGTGCGGCGCACTCGGTTGTAAAAAACCTTCTTTGCTTGGGCGCTCACGCTGCGCCCTCCTGCAAAAAATCTGCGTACAGCTTCTTGCCGTCTTCGGTGTCAGCAAGCTTGCGAGCCATGTTCGCTACATACTCGCCAAGCTCGTTGATCTGCAACGCCTTGTTCGCAAACGCAGAGAGCGTCTCTTCGGTTGCTGCCGCACCCTTGCGGAACAAGACTGGCAGCATCATGGATTCTGCTGCGGTCAGGACATGCAGGCGAGAAAACTTGTGGCAGTCGGCGTGTAGCAATTGTTCTTCAACGGTCATTTCTCTATCAGTCATAAAATTTACTCCTGTATCTCTGCATCGACATCGAAGCCTTCATCACCGCCCCATTGAACAGCCAAGCTGTTATAGATTTTGCGATAGTGCTTGATGACCTTTTTAGCTTCACCGTTGGTCATAATTTCACCGCTCTCAAATGGCGTCACCCAGCCCTGCTTCGCCTCGTCCATCGACTGCTCTGCCAGCGCCATAATCTGATTGAGGATCTGGCCTTTTGCGTGATCCAGTGGTGTTGTGCCTTTCAAGGCGTTTGATTTAGCTTTCATCACGTTTCTCCTGTAAGTGAAATTGCACAATAAGGGTATCCGTGTCGATGTGCAACACTTTATTTGAATAAATTCTTTTGTGTAGGTGTTTGCATATCGGCACGGCATGTGGTAAGCTGTTGGAAACCAACAACGGAGAACGTGATGAGTTCCGAAATCAAATCAAAGCGCGGCCCAAACGTGACACCAGACGAGCACAAGCTCGTCGTTAAGTTTGCCAAGCAGTGCTTAAAAGAAATCTGCAAGAAGCAATATGAGGTCGAGTATCAAGGCAAGCCTGTCGTGTATACCGAAGCTCTCAAGCGGCTTCAGGTGCGGACTAAGTATCGCAGTCAGTCTAGCTACGGCTCCGATACTCACATCTGCATCGACATGGGTGAATACCGCCGAGGCTTAACCTCGTTCACTGAGTACCGCTCGTTTGCTGATGACCCAGTGATCGGCAACATCATCGACTGCGATGACCGTGAGCTGCTGCTCAAGTGCTTGGTCGCCCATGAGGTAGCACACCACATCCAAATGAAGTACGGGCTGTACACCCGCTATCTCAGGAACACTTTCCATAAACCGCACGGCGATGCGTTCAAGACGATCTATCGTGAGCTGCGGCGCACGTTGGTCAACCCTTACATCGAACCAGTTCAGGAGGTGGCGTGATGACCCTACTTAAAACCCAGTACGTCCAGCTCACCAACGAAGAGATCGAGATGCTGTCTGCGCTTATGCGTAGCAGCTCTGACGATCCTCGCGTCAACGGGCTGATCGGCACTTGCTTTTGGTTTCGGTGCCACGGTAAAGACGAAGAGGCCGAGCTAAAAACTCGGTGGACGAGTATCGAGCAGAAGCTCGCTAAGTTTGTGAGGGATCAAGATGGAAAATCTAATTAAGCTGCTGCGAAACCACGACTGGTATTTCGAGTACAGCGATGACCACAAGGTGTGGCAGCGCGGGGTAATGCAGCGAGCTGCGATCAATGCCGAGGCTGAGCGCCTTGGCAGGCCAGAGCTGGTCGAGCAAGCCTTCGAGGAATACAAGGCTGGTGATCTGGCGTGGTGGCTGGCGGAGCTAGAGGAGATCAATGGATAAGTATTTCAAGACGCTAGACGCCGCAGCATTCCGCATGATGCTGGAAGCCGATAGCGACAAAGCCATGAAGCTTTACCGCCATGTGCTCGACAGGCACCATGACGCAGGGCCAGAGGCCGATTACATTATTCGATTATGGAAACAAGAACGGGGCATTAATGAGAAAAATGACAGTAATAGCTGAAGTTAGCGTTAAGACGCTGGTGGATCTCGATGTCCTCGAAGACCTAATTGAAGATGTGATACTCGAAGCCCTTCACCAAGACGAAGAAGTCGAGGTGAAGGTGACGGCGGAGTTTGTGAAGCTGGCTAAATAGGCTGTATGGCTTCGATAAACGGCCTAGCAGCTTCTTGTCGAACTCGCTCCATCTCTGCCGTGTCTCTTGGGTCTAAGCCGATGATGCCCAGAGCACCTTCAGTCACAGCTTCCGCTGCGGGGACTAAGCCCTCTTGGAACAAGAACTGAACAGGATCACGGCTAACGCCAAGCGGCATACCTGATCGTGTGCGACCCATCTCGCCTTCACTCATCAAATACTCGCCTAGAGCGCCCAAACCGCCTTTTACAGCCTCTTTGTAACGCTTTCCTGTCGGTGATGAGGTCTCGAAATCTACCATCGCAGCGGCCCTTCTGCGAGCTGCTTCAGCCTCTTCTGGCGTAGCACCCATCTCAAACGCAGCCTCGGCCCCGCTCATTCCCATGAATGGCTCGATAACCATGTCAGATAAGCCCTCGTAAGCGACTTCACCTGCGCCCTTGAGTGCGTCGAGTATGCCTGCCCTTTCGCTGGGCGTGGCGTCAGGGAATGTGCGCTCAAGCTCGCGCACCTTGCGCTCTTGTTCCTCTGCTTGCTCTGGAGACAAACCCTGTAAACCAGCGATACCTTGCGGCAGCACCAACGGCAGTGGGGCGAAGCCAAACATGGTGTTGGGGTCTTTCATCCTCTCGAAGATGCTATCGCCGTCCCGCGTTAGGTTGTCTAGGTGGTAAATCTGGGATTCGTAACCATCCACCTCCATTGTTTCTGGTCGGTTGGACGGGATAATGGGCGCTTTGCCGAAAACCTTATCGATGGCCCTTGGTATGTTTTCATCGTATTGAACCCGCAAGCCTTCGTCGCCCCAGCGATCAATGTGCGCGTCTGCTGGCGCAAAGCTCACGCCGTCATAACCTTCTTCAGCGGCCTTTTTGAAAATGTATTTGATAGCCAGCTTGTTCCAAGACTGGGTATCTAATACGAATGGCCCAGCGTCTGCTTTGCCTCTTTGCATTTGTTCAGCTTTGAACTTAGCGCCCTCTGGATCAGCCTTGTCCAACGCAGATTGCAGCTTTGAGTAAAGCATCGGGTCAACGCCAATACCCGCTAAGTAATCGCGCTGCTCTTTCTTCGCCTGCGTGAGAGCTGCCTCGAACTTCGGGTTGGTGCCATCAAACTGAAGCCCTGCCATATCATTATAAGCGTCTTTAGGCAGCTCACCACGCTTCCTCGCCTGAGACAAAATCATCTGATCAACGCGACCCGGTTTTTCTTCCAGCGTTTGCTCGACTTCAGACCGAATGTTTCGCCTAATGAGGTCTAGTTCCATCTGGGGGAGGTCTACCCCGTGCCTTGCCTGAATGATGAAATTAGTAAGCGCCTCTAACTTTTGCTCTTGCGTAAACCCGTCGAGATATTCCTGATCGAGTATGTTGCTTGCCGCCTGTCTTGCCCTTTGTTCAGCCCCTTGCAGCGCAGTTTTGATATTCCCAGCAGCGCCCAAGGAGTTGTTGCGTAGAAACTCTTGTACTTCAGCAGGGTCAAGATCGGAATCTCCTAAATTTATTTGAGTTAGTCGCGCATACTTTGCGGCTTCTATAAGCTCCGTCAACGTCGCCGCGAAACCTAACCCATCATCTGGTCTATCGCGTGTGCTTGGGTTCAGTCTCAGCTCTTCCAGAAGTGGGCCTGCCTCCTGTAACAGTTGCCTCGCGGCCTCTTGCGCCTGTTTCTCGACCTCTGGGCTTCTGAATCCTT